AACTCACGTGCATCTTTAGAAAAGCGGGCCAAGGCACTTGTCAAGAAGCCTTTGGTTTTTTCAGCACCGGAGATGAAGAGGTTCGTGGGATTGATCAATCCCCCCGCAACTTCAGCCCCGAAACGAACCCCTGCCTCACCCGGGGCATATGCCTCGGCTATTCCGCCACCAAGGCCTGCGCCGGCGGAGGTTGAGAATGAAGATACGCCTGTCCGGACAGGAGCCCGACGTGCGGTCTCGCCAATTTGGCTAATGTACTGTCCAACTTTGCTTGCGGTGGGCCCAGCTACTGGAAGGAAAAAGGATGTTGGGTAAGCCGACAAAGAGGCGCCAAATGTAAATCCGCCCTCTCGGTATGGAGCGAGATCCTCTCGAGGCGCAATCGGAAAGACATCTTCCAGAGCAAACTCAGCAAGCGCTCCCCCACCAACCAACCCGGTAAGAAACCCGAGTGTCCCGCCAGCGACAGCGCCATAAGGTCCAAAAGGAGCCCCGGCTGTTGCGCCCATGCGGCCAAGTGTCAGACCAGTCCCGAGCGCTGTTCCGCCTTTGGTGATTCCCTCTAGCGTTCCAACGCCAATCTGCTCGGCTTTTTCGCCCAGTGTCGGCTCGGCAAGGATGTCTCCCTCGGGGAGATTTATTGCCTCCGTTTGAAAAGGAGAAACAAAGGCTTCACCTACGCCCGAAGCACTGTCAATGTCTTCTTGAATAAAACTCGGAACGCCTTTTTCGGCCATTACTTCTTACCCCCTGGGGCACCTCGACGAATCGCAGGGATACGGCCCTGCCACAAATATTGAGTCCCGATCGGAAGCTTGCGAGCTTCTTCCTCGGAGTAGATTCTAACAGGCACCCCAAGAGCTGTGCGGAACTTCTCTGCAGCAGACAGGAAGGTACGGGCCTTGGCTCGTGTGTCGGGAGGCAGCTCAGTGTTGTAGGCTTGACCCGCAGCCAAGTTGATTTCCTTGGCAATTTCTTCGTCAATCGCAATCAAGCGATCCCGCAGTGCAGCAGGATCATCGAAGAACTTAGGCCCGATGTCATACAACTTGCGCAGTCTTTCCTGTTCCGTGGTCGCTGCTCGGTCACTCTTGATGAATGCCTCGATGAGGTTTTCCACTTCCTGCTTAGCAAGGTTCTGAGCTTGCGTTACTTCTGGGAAGGGAGCGCCTAAGCCAGGAATGCCAGAAATAACCTCAGCCGTGACGGCCGCCGGTCCTGTAATCTTTCCGCTCATACCCCAGATGCCGCCGCGTTGTGGCAAAGCCCCCGTCTGTCCTGCAGGAGGCGTTGCTCCGGGCAGGCCACCAGGAAGTGGAGCCGCTACAGGGGTGGGGGAAGTAATTGGGGAAGCCACCGCACCAGAAGACGGAGCGGCTGAAACACCACCAGAAGCCGCGGTCGGTGCTGCAGGAGCAGCACCTGGAGCACGACGCATAGCGTCTCCGCCCAAAGTCTTACGAGCTTCAATCGCCTGTGTAAGGAAAGGCGGCAGCTCTGGACGTCGCGTGACTTGGAAAGACTCTTTTGTCACCGGATCCGTTCTTGTTTCAACAATAGGCGTATTGAGCTGAGCGATTGCGGACTCAATCAAATTGTCCTGCTCTGGCGTAGTACCGCCAATGGACCAAGACGCGATGAGGCCTGGACGGTTGATCACGTTCCATTCCCAGTCACCCTTACCAAACAAGCTGGCCCCTGCCGACTTAGCTATGTCGGAGAAGGCCTTGCGCTGGCTTTCGATAAGCCTGACGTTTTGGGCACGGATGTTCTCGATGTCCTTTTCACCGGCTTGCAATGCGGCAAGTTTGACAGCCTGCTCTTGTTTAGCAATTTCACCTGCACGTGCCCCGATTTGACCGGGCAATGCACGAGTAGCGCCAGAGAGACGAGAAAGTGTTGGACCTTTCAAAACTTCGCCCTGTGGGCCACGATTGGAAGCAAACCCAAGAGCGGCTCCGCTAATATCGAACAGCATTTGAGCCTGAGCAGCCTCTCGACTGTCACCACCCAACAGCTCCTTATAGACAGGCATGCGATTGGCCATGGCCTGTTGCAATGTAGGAACCGCCATAGGACGCTGGGAAATAAATTTCAAGGTTTCCCGCTGGGCTTGGCTAACAAGCTCAGGGGGATAAGAGGACGCATCAGGCTCAGCACGGGTCACGGCGTCCTCGTCGGACCCATCGCTAAAACGTTGAACGATTCCACCCTGATACATGTTCAAGGGAGGCATGCCCTCAGGCATCGGAGGAGCGGCTTCAGGCGCAGGCATTCCACCCATCTCAGGAGGCATGCCCATTCCAGGCATCATCCCACCCATTTCAGGAGGAGCCATTCCTGGCCCTTGGGCCGCGGGCCCTGGGGGAGGCATCATGGGAGCAGGAGCACCAGCAAGACCACCAATGCCACCACCAAGTGAGCCTTGTAACAGAGCCAACACCTGCTCAGGCGTTTCCATTGCTGCGTTGTAGCCCACCAGATCGGCGAGCTCTTCGCGGCGTGCGTCAACAGATCGCATGTCCCCGCGGATGTTGTTCATCAGGATTTCAGGAGAGTCAGGGCGACGATCGAGCATGGCCGAAGAATCGTAGAGGTCATCGCCCTCCATCTCGTCTTCAAAAAGCTCGTCAATATCCATGTCCTTGAATCCGGACATGATGCCCACGTTTTCGGGGTCAAATTCCTCCCCTTTTTTAAACATAGGACGATCCATTACCTTGGATTTCATACCCACTCCTTAAAATAGACCTGCTTTTTTCGCACCAGCCGCAGCGGACAGACCAGCAATGCCCAGGCCCACGGCCTGTTGCAAGGGGCTGGCCTGAGGTGCGGTTTGTGCAGTCAACGCAATCTGCGTACCCGGAGCACCTTTGTAGATGTCCGACAAGAAGGAAAGCTGCTGGTAAGGCGTGAGCGCCTGTTGCAGTTGCGTGGCTCGTTGAGCCTCAAGTTGTTGTTGAGCAAGCTGCTGCTCTTGGCCGCCAAGCGTGGACAACGTCTGCACATCCTGCAGCCCGAGCTGTTGAGCGCTCTGTCCCAGGGCGGCTTGTTGCACGCCCAACTGACCGTAGAGTTGACCGGCTTGAAGGGCACGGCCCTGCTGTTGGCCAAAGAGGTTTTGCGCCTGTGCGTAGTTCTGGGCCAAGTCCTGAGCAATTCGTTGGCTCATGATGTCCTGCAGGCCACGCTCCGTTTCGGCTCGCTGTACGCCCTCACGAGTTCCACCAAAAGCGCCAGCGCGAACAGCCTGCGCTGCCTGACCCTGACGAGCGATGTCTGCCTGACGGCGCATCTCGGACAAGGCCTGCTGAGTGACTAGTTCTTGGTACGGATTTTGGTACTGCTGAAGCTGGGCCGCGGTCGGCGCTCCAAGAGCTTGGCCTGTTGCGGCAATGCCACTCTCCACGGCTCGCTGGCCTGCCTGCAAGAAAGGCTGATAACCGCCAATGCCTTGCTCAGCAAGCTGTGCAGCCTGCTTTTGCAAGTCCGTCATGCCCGCTACTTGGTAGGCTGGCAGCGGTAGCTGTTTTTCAGAAAGGCTTTTAGCTGCTTGTAAGAGGCCTAGCTTGTAGGCCTCAATCTGTGGCGCTTCGCGGACTATCTGTTCGGTGACTTCAGCCATTATGCTTTCCCTTCAAGTGCTTTCATCATCGCGTACATGCGCTTGGCGCCCAAGCGCCGTGAGCCTTTGCCCATGCCACGGACTGCTTTGGCCGTAAAGACAAACTCACCATCAGAGAGCATAGCCGGGATGGAATCCGATGTCGCGGTTCCCGGTCCGTTGATGGCGCCGTTCTTACGAGGAAACTCGGGCGTACCGCCTTTCCTGAGTGTAGCGATACCGCCTTGAGCTGCAAACATCGGAGCTGGAGAAACAGAAAGACCTGCGGTTCCCGCAAGGTTTTCTGTTGAGTAAGGTGCATAGACCGTTCGTCCCCCTCCTGGGGTAAAAAATGGTTTTGCTGTTGTTCCTGTTGTTCCTGTGGCTCCGCTAACAGAGAAAGGAACATACTCATAGGAGCTGGGAACAAGAAATGTTTCCTGCATCTTTTGTATTGCACTAGCTAAAAATCCTGGTTTTAACGGTTTTTTTGCAAGGGCCTCTCGCGCTTGGGCTATTTCAGGGGAATAGACAGGATTCCTTGTCACATACTGATTTTGTTCTGTGTCAAAAAATATTTCTGCGGGCCTATATCTAGAGGACCCTGTCGATACAATACCCCCCTCAGCATATCCCTGTGGGGACATTGTCTGTTGCGGGGCAGCGTAATACTGCATCGGGCTAAACATGAACCGAGGGGGTATGTATTGCCGGCGGGGCAAACCGTATCCCATGTAAGGCGGTGTAAAGTATTGCGTTGCAGCACCGCCTGGGGTTGTGCCATAGATCTCAGGGCTTTGAGCAAGCAAATCAAACCCAGTTTCTTTTGGAACGATGCCCGGGGCCTCTGGTTGCTGAGGGCCACCCATGGCGCCCAAAGCTAGCGTTCCAGCGGCAACAGTGGGGCCGTAGCTGCGAATAAAGCTGGGGTTGAGATCTTTGGAAGCCATCTGCAATGCTTCGGTAGGCTTAAACCCGGCCTGAACGTATTGCTGATAGTTCGGGCTTTGAATGAGTTGTTGGTTGGTGTAGGAAGTGGGCATGAAAGCCTCTTTCGCTGCACCAAAGTAGTCGCCCTGCCGATACAGATCCATGGCCGACGGGGCCTGTTGGAATCCGGTAGCTGCAGGAGACCCGGGGAGAGTTCCGATACCTCCCGTTGTCGGGCCCATCGCGGAGAGTCTAGGAGTTGTATAGCTTCCTGGAACACGAATACCTCCACCTAGTGCTTGCTCAGAAGCAGCGGGGGTGGGAATCCCTTGGCCAGACGTAATCAAGTTCTGATAGTCCGAGGTAGACATATAGTCAGGGCCCGCGGGGAAGGGAACTGTTGGTGTTGCCGCTCCCGAGGCGAGCAAGTTTTGAGCGTCCGCTGTAGATAAATAATCCCCAACCGAAGGCGTGGGGAGACTCGTGATGCCTGTTCCGGGGCCAATGGGAGCTGCGTTTGTTAGCATCTCCCCGGTGACGGGATCGAACGAAAACCCTTGAGGGCCACCAGGAAGAGCGAATGTCTGTGAAGCTGGAGCAATCGGAGTTGTAAGCGCAGGAGGTGCTGCGACTACCGGCGAGGAGACAGCCGGGGTCAATAGCTGCTCGCCCGTGATGGGATCAAACAGGAAGTCTTGTGGCCCAGCAATTGGTTGACCAGCAAGTTCTGTCACGGTGGGAGCCGTAGGCGCTTGAACAGGAGAGACCTCTACGTTAGCAAGATTACCTGCCACCTCAGGCTGTGCAGAGGGCATGCCAAGAAGGGACTTGCCCGACTCAACCGCACGGTCCCATTGACCAGATATTGTGGTCGGACCAGCATAAGACTTAGCCTCAAAGGCGCCCATGCCGCCCGTTACACCCGCCGTTACACCCGCGGTAAGGCCGCCAAGAGCACCGCTCTTCAAAGAATCCTTAAGGCTTTGTCCAGCAAGAAGGCTCGAGCCAAAGCCCCCAACAAAGCCGCTGACTGCGGCCACGCCGGCAGCGGACGTGATTCCAAACTGAGCGGCCGCAGCCGGTCCAAGGAAAAAGCCCAACGCAACGGCAGTGACGATTTTTCCGACCGAGGATTTGGCAAAGCTTTTGATTGCTCCTGCGATGCCCTTGACCGCACCTCCAATCGCTTTGCCTACAGACTTAAAGGCACCGCCAACAGCTTTGGCCACGGATTTAAAGAAAAACTCAGGCAGCCCAGTGACTGGGTTGATCGTTCCGGAACCTCCGCGGCGGCGCAGCATACGTGCCTCTGCCGGGGTGATGTGCGCCAGCATTCGGTCACCATTGCGACCCTGACTAGCCAGGGCTTGAGCAATCGGGTTGAGTTGAACGATTCCGCCTTCGGCAAAGCCCTGAACGCCCATAGGCATCATCGACCCGGACATCTGGTCCAGGGCCATGTTCAGTGCGCCAAAATAGGCTGCATCAAACTCAGGAGGAAGGAGCTCTTCAGGAACTCCCTCTTTGATGAATTCGGCTCGTATTTCTTGGTAGTTTTGAGGCTCAGCAAGAACGGCATCAACCATCTGCCCAAGAGCGTCAATGATCTCAGGAGGTAGTTGTGCGCTATCCAAAGCTTGCCTAAACCGCTGAACTTCTACGGGGTCCGTATCCTCCGCCGCGGCCAGCAACTCAGTGCCAAATTCACGGGGATCAATCTGCTGACGCGCAGATTCAAACGCTGCTGAAGCAGCAGGATCAAACATCGGGGGCTGGTTGGCCGGCGCCGGTGCGCCCATGCCTCCCAAAGACATAATGCCTTGCTCTTCCATTGTTATCCTTTCCAAGTTTGCCGGTGGACCAACGTCGTCCGCGCGTCGGGAAAGGACGCGAATTTGGCTAATATTATGGCGTATACCACTAGTTTCTGTCCACTTCTAGGTACGAAAGATAGAAGACAACATCGTCTTCTGAGGCCTCTACCTCAAGCTCATCTGTAGCTTCTAGGACACAGGGGACCCCACTAAATACGTCCATGGTCGCATTGACCGGTAGGAAGATATCCCGCATCAAGTGGTAGGCCGTTGCCCCTCCGCCCGGATAGACAATTACCGTGATCGTCGCATCCGTGGAGTTGGCATTTGTCACTCGCAAAGAGCTCAAAATGGCCGTATTCGCGGCCGGGACGGTATAGATTGTATGCGCGGTGGATGCCACGGCTATATGCTGTTGCTTAAGATATTTGTTGGCCATCAGTACATCTCCGCAGAAACAAAGGCAATGGTCATGATGACCGATGCAATCGCCGGTCTAGTAGGACTCGTATTAGCCGGGTAATACTCCAAAAACGCCCCCGATCGATCCGACCACCACGCCATCTCTAAATACTCAGCCGTCGGGTCATTTACAGTGAAAATTCCATTAATCGACGGGACAATGTGCGACCAAATGCTCCCACTTTTGCGAGCGGCCAAGTCAAAGCGTGTGTTGCTCAGGGGATAGTTGACGCCGGTGTTCTTGGCCCAAATCTCAAACTCCCCCGTGGCATTGTCTTGATTGGATACCTGTGTGCGGAAAGTCACAAGATATTGGCCTGAATAATCAAACATGATCTTCGAGGCCCGTGATCCGTTGATCGTGATGCTTCCTACTTCTTGCGATGTAGATACAGTGTATACACCAACCCCGCCTGTCGTGCCACTGACCTGGGCCACGATGCGGGTTCCAGCAGTCACCCCAGTCCCGGTAATGGTCATGCCTACCAAGATTGGGCCAGAGCTGACCGCCGAAACCGTAAGGACTGTACCTGCCCCCGGCGGAGTGCCATCATCAATTGTCCCCGTGAACACCGCCGTATGGCTCGCAACCTTGATGCCGTACTCGAAAATTGGGCTATCAAAAGTGATAATGTTCTCGGAGGTGGTTCCGACGTTTGCCTGATCTTGCTCAGACATCAACATCGCATAGGGCAACAAAATGCCCGTGCTCGCCTGAAACCCTCTCACCGGTCCGGCAAAACCACCTCCGGCTGACCCTCCACCGCCCCCGAACCACGAAGCGGCAGCCCCAACGTTTTGGTCCTGCGTCGAGGTATAAGTGCTGTTGAGCTGCAAAACAATCTGCTCGAGCGATCGAACGAGCTGGTCAAACTGCTGGGCGCTGTATTCTGCTGGCGCCGCGTTGGGCAGGCGGACGTTGAATATCTTGCTCATCGCAACCCGTCAGGCTGAATATCTACCCGTAGTGTCCCGTAGCGCCAGAAGGTATCTACCTCGTCGCTTTCAATCTTCAAAGAAATCTGCCGTCCACGCGCCCTGGTGTCCACCTTTTGAGTGGTCGGGGTCACAAGATACGGGTCCAAGGAGCTTGGCACGGCAGTCGATTGCGGATAAGGCCGCAGCCGTATCTGCACCTCCAAATTGCCTTGCTGATTCTTAAAGTCCGGAATAAAGCGCTTCATGAAGATCATGCTGTCGCCATCGCCAATGTCAAAGTACCCTGACTGAATGTAGGCCGTGATCGGTGATCCGTTGGCATTGACTCCATCTTCTTGGTTGTACAAGAAAGACCGACCGGGCGTGAGACCGTAAATCGTGCTAATCGTCGTGGCGGTGCTGTTTTCGTTGTATTCCGAGGCAACCGGCTTTTCAAACGTGCCAATGTCAGACCACGCGGTTCGAGCCAAACTGCCAATGCTCCAGACGTTTTCCAAGTAGTTGTAGCTCACAAACCGGTCAATATAGTCCGCAGTAAATGACGGGTAAAACCACGTCACCTCGTTGAACTGCGAGTTGACACCGGCAAAGACTTTCGCCCCTTGGACAAGATTAATGTCCTTGAAGACGTAGTCTTGAACCGTACAGGGCATCTTTTTGACCGTACCGTCGAAGACGTAAAAGGCCTCAGTGCCCATCCAAAAGGCCAAGCCGTTGACGTCCACGGCTGCATGCGGGCCAATACAGCCGCAGTTGGCGCCCAGTTGCTGAAATCCAAACGTATACGGAGGCCCAACATACTGCATGGCATGCAAAGAGGTATCAGTGAAGATCAAAATCTGACCACGTGACCTGATTGCGGAAACGATGGTGCTTCCGTCCGTGAGCCGTTGTCCGCCAGCCGTGTTGGTTGCAGACTCGGTAAATGTATTGATGTCCTCTTGATTTGAGAAGCGGACAAACATCGGATCTTGCGTAGTTGGTGTGCCAATGACAGATTCCGAGCCAAAGCAGACTAGATGCCTGTCTGGGGTAGATACCAACGCAAAGGTGTTTTTTGTCGGAGCGCCGCTAATGGCTATGGCCCGTGTTCCGGTGCCCCCGCTCAAGTCCCAGACGTAGATTGCGCCATTGCAAATCTGGGCGATTAGGTCTTCACCAAAGGTGTCCAACTGCCACACTCGGGTGTTAAGCGCCGTCACCCCCGCAGGGCGTGGAGTGCCCCAAGTAGAAAGGCCCCAGGTTCCTGCCCCCCAGCCAAAGTCAAAGACGCTGACATTTGAGCCTACGTTGATTTGATAAGTGCCCACGACCGCTGCACCGCCGTTTCCTGAATCAGAACTATTGGCGGCGACAGGGGCTTGGATGGTGTAAGAGTTAGCGTTGACGACGTTGAGGATCTCATACTCAGAATTGAGAATGCCTGCTGTGATAACGCCACCAAGAGAGACGGCGCCGCTGAACCTAACGAAGTCGCCAACAATGGCGCCATGCCCGGTGTCCGTGACCGTCAGAATGTTGCTACCAGTAGTGGCAGCAAAGGTTACGTCCCCGGCGCCTGTCGTGGCCCGGATAGGAGTGATGTCAAAGTACTGTCCGCCGTTGTAGACGTAGAGTTTTTTGGTCGTCCCAACAGCCAGATAGGGCGAACCGTCCAAGGCATTCCATGTCTGGATGTCCGTAATTTGGCCAACAAGAGCCGTCAGGTTGCCGTTAAAGCTGGTCCAACCGCCTAGTTTTTCTGGCAGGCCGTAGCGGAATCGAATGTAGTCGCCATCGATCCAGCCGCCCTCAGCACCGTACTCGGTGTTCTGCTTGTCAATCCCAGGCTTGAGGGCAAGGCGAAAGTAGGCCATTTAGTTGCCCCATGTCTTGGCACCAGCCGCAGGAAGGGTCGTGACCCAGATTGAGACGTTCTGAAGAGCTTGCCAAGGCTGGCCGCAATTGGTACACGTGCCACTGGCTTCTTCCAAGGCGCTGACTGGGTCCTTGCAGTGCGAGCAGAGGATTTCAATTTCGTGCTTGGGCTCTACGCCAAACTCGGCTTTTCTGGCTTCTATGACTGTTTTCATGCGTAGCTCCACACCGTGGGTCGGTTTTCTCCCGTCATAGTATCAAGATGCAGGAAGCGTTTGTCGCCTTTTTGTTGGACGCCGATGCCGGTAAAGCCCAGCTCCATGGCGATCGTTAGGAGCTTGTGCGCTTCGGCCCCCTGAATTCCAACGTCGGCGGCTTTGCCTGAGCTATGTGCTCCCGGTGTTGGCTTTGCCTTCTCAATGGGGTGGTCCGGGCAGCGGTAACCCGAAGTGATTGTCATGGATTTGTTGTACCGGTTTCGCAGACTTTGAAGCCTGTGCATGAAGTCCGGGTCCATCTCGGCCTTACCGCAATGTCGGCAGGCAAACTCAGACTCTTTGAAGTTCGGGTAGCGGCCCCAGTCCATCATGGCAATCCCTTTGTCTTTTCATACGAGCGAAACGCACCCAGGCCCAGCAGCCCACCCAGCACCGTCAGCAGCGTATCCATGTCAAACGCAATCTTGATCTCTTCACCACCCGCACCGACCACAAAGAAGTTCAGAATGGGAAACACCACAAAGTGCAGTGCAAACGCACCCCCGCAGGTCCAGCCGATAAATGGCCTCCAGCCTCCACGAAACGTACTGCCCGACTTGGCATCTTCCTTGTTGATCTCAAGCTGCCCCATGGCCTTCTGGAAGTCTTGATCTTGAGCAGCCTTGATGAGTTCGGCCTGAGCCTTCTCCCGAGCGTCTTTGTCCGGGATTAACTTGTCAAGAAGCCTACCTCCAACTTCTAAAATGGCGAGTGGGGTCATCTAACACGCCATCAAAACGCATGGGACGCAGTAAGAGCCGTCATCATAGGTGCAAGTGACATGGGTTGAGGTTACTTTCGCAATGGTCTTAGACCGCACAATGTCATCACCCTGCGGTTTTGCAGTTCCGTCACCAGCACTCATCAGCAGATCACCACGGGCTACTGTTACGCCTTGTGCAATGCGGATAATCATGTCACCCGTCATCGCCATGTTGATCTCGTCTACTTGGTGAGCCTCGTCATAAGTCCAGTTCACAAACACACCAGCGACATTGGCATCACCCTCAACATCAGAAACCTTGACCTTGTTAAGTTGCTCGTTCTGAACATCGTTGCCATCAGCGTCTACATAAATATTCATCTCATCGAGGTTTGACAGGACTGTGCCCTTCTTGAGTGACTCATCCTTGGCAGTAGTGGTCTGGGCATAACGGGATAAGTGACCACCGTTGTATGAGACTGTTGAGCCTGATACGGAGATGTTGCCTTCTAGTGTGTTGTCTTGGAAAAAACCTACTAAAATTCCATCATCAGTTAGTCTATTAACAACCAAAGGATTATCTGCTGCTGCCGTAAATGCTCCTTGACCTGTGTTTCTTAATTCACAACCTGCTGTTCCGGTTGCAGATGTTGTCTTCCCTACCAGCAATCTACCGCTGGAATCAATCCGCATCGCCTCTGCTCCACCTTCTGCAAAGGCTATGGTGTCAGCCGCAGGAAAGAAGATACCTGTGTTTACATCACCCGTGGTGGTCAGGGCTGGTAGGGATGCAGTACCCGCAGCAGCAACGATTTGTTTGTCCGTGTTGATCCTAGCCGTCTCAGTGCCCTTGCTCTGAAAGACTAAAACCCCGTCATCCCCGCCAGTCGTTTTTAGCCCGGAGGTGCCGGAGACTACTCCGTCGTCGGAGTTCAAGATTGATGAGGGCATGGTTTAGTCCTTTGGAAAACGGGTTTTGATCTCAGCAACCTTGGCTTGCCATTCTTCCATCGTGGCTTCACCTCGTTGTGCTTTGAAGAATAGTGGGTCTGCCTCGGCAATGTAGGCGGCTCTGCGGTTTTCATTAGCGATACGGGCTGGTTCAAGCGCAGTCAGTCGAGCCACCTCTGCGTCAATCTCGGCATCAGTTGGGCGGGTCTGGCTTTGATCGAGCCACTCAAGGTCATCACCACGGAGAACCCATACTGCTTTGGGGCGCAAAGATTCAAGAGCCTTTTCTTTGGTAATCATCCTTTAATCTCCAACAAAGTAATTGTTGCAACATCATTGGCGGCATTTGTAGTAACACTATTACCAAGTCTACTGTGAAATTGAAGTTTGTAAGTTGTTGACGAGGTTGTGTTTGGAGAATCTAAAACAGAAAGCATTAAAGCGGCTCTTCGAGTAAGTGGAGACCCCGAAAACCCTGCAAAATAAAGGTGGTTTACTGCTTGAGTAATTGATGTTGCGCCCCTAAGAACCTGAAATGTAATTGCATTTTCAGAGGTATCAACATTAGAAACTGATGGATATACCAAAACCAATACTTTGTTAGATGCGCTAGATGGGGTTATAGATGCAGACAAACCAACATCTACAAAGGACACAGAAGTTGTAGAAGTTCCCGTTCCCAGAGTTCCTGTTACTACCTGAATCACACTACCCGCTGGCAACTGCGAAGCAGTAATTGATGATGCGCTTGTTACTATCGTCCCGGTGTTATCTGGGAGCGTAAGTGTGCGGTTTGTCGAGGTGGCGGGACTCTCAATCGTGAAAGTAGCGGTTCCGCTTGCCGCACCCGCTAGGGCTATTTTCGACATTATGGTGCTCCTTGTTCGTCTGCTGGTTCTGGGACACCGCCTTCAGCGACCCACTTCAAATACTCTTGATAGTCTGTGTTGTCATCAAAAGGCTTAAACGCAACACTTGATCCATCGTCATTCAATTTAACGATGTTTGTGTCTCCACGATAACCAAGCACAATTTTGTAATTCATTTTATAACTCCGATGTTATAAACGCTTTGTTAGCACTACTGCTGACATAAAATGCGCTTCCTTGCCCAACAGTTAAACCAGACGCTACTGTTACCCCAATTACAGGACAACGAACACTTGGAGTGTCCAATACTACTGCGGTGGCAGTGACGGATGATCCTGCTCCATTTAATGCGAAATAGTTACCGACCGAACTAGAAAGAACTAAAGACTGTCCCGAAGCGGATCGCATGGTTACAGGGACATTTATTGGGGTGAGTGAAAGTGTAGTTAAAACACTATAACCACCACCAGCCCAATCAGAATTAGTTGACCCAACATCCCGACCAATCGCTTGATAACAGTACCTTTGACACAACGCCAACTCAGTCCCATAAGGTCTGCGCTCAAACGGCGTGGCGACAGAGCCTGCTTCGAGTTGGACGCCTGTGATGTAGAAGGTGGCTCCGTTGGTTCCGACTACGCTGGTTGCGCCTGTGGCTGAAAGATAATTTGCACCCGCCCATGCACCAGCAGTTCCGCTTAAAGTAGAGCCAACGCCAAGACCAAACAGAAGCACCAGCCCTGCGCCGTTATTTGTAACCCATGTTCCAGTCGTATCACCCGCAATAGCGACAGTCTTTTGTTCCCAAGTATTAGATGCGGAAACGCTATAGGTAAAAGGATATGAACGGTTAGCCGCACTATTCTTCACCGCACCGCCGAAAGTCCCTGTCAGCGAAGAACGAACCCAAAAAGATAATGTTACGGACTTAGCGTTTGCAGTTCCCCAATTTAAATCTGCAACATTAAAACCTTCAATCGTCTGGCCAGTCATAAAGTAATCAGACGCCCCAATTGAAACCGAAGATGCAACGGTCAGTCCGAGATAGTTAGTAAACCCAGCAGGGGGCGTAATGCTCCCAGCATTTTGTTGGATCGTAAATTTGCTCGCTTGAGATGCGTCAAAAAACCAGCGGTCGACTGTATATTGAAAACCCGTAGGAGTCACCGCCGCACCAGCATTCCTCTGGTCAATCCTCATGTCACCATTCAATATCCGATTCTTAAAACTGAAGGCTCCACCAGAAAATTGGTTTGTGCTGTCTGGGAATGTGACTCCGTCACTGCCCGAAATAATCATTGTCATGCTGCTAACTCCTTACGTTGTTTGTGCCAAGCTTTAGTGGCCTCGCTGCGTAGTTGACGCTCTTCAACAGACTGAATTCTTCCTTTGCGGGATGCAGACATTTTAGCCCTTGTTTCGGCAGACACAACCCTACTTTTGTTCATAGCAATGATGTCAGCACTCCTGCGTTTCTGAGCCTCGCTCATCTTTTTCCGAGTCTCTTCTGAAGCTTTTTTACCCAAGTTGGGGCCAACCCTTCCAGTCATCACTTCGCTTAGCTTTTGTTTGCCAGACTCCGGGTACTTCTTGCCCTTCATTGGCGAAGGTAGGCTAAGTCCTTTTCTCCAGCCACGGTGGCCCATTAACGACAAACTATGTTTACGTCGACGCTCTTCAGTCCATTTATGTTCGTCAGACCCACCAGCTTCGATGTTGTACCCGTTGGGGGTAATCGAATTAAAAACTGAAATCCAAAAATGCTCAAAAAAGTTTAGCGTTTTTCTGCTGAGAATATTATTGGTGATAACTTCATACGAAAAGTTTTCAAACCCGTGCTTCTTGTACGCAAGCCTCAATAACTTCCCATGCCCACGCCTGTTACGCAACGTAATTGTTTGCCCCACGTACTGTTTTCCAGTGAGGTTATTGGTAACAAGGTAGACATGCCCATTCATAAAATCAACCACCTTTGTCCGCTACTGACTGTAATAGTCACCGACGTGTCCACGGTAATTGGCCCCACGCTCAACCCATTCTCACCCGCCGCTATTGTGTAGCTGGCTGTAGCCGTGTCTTTATTAGTCAGTATCGCACCACCTGCCTGAGCACCAGAGATACCGCCCCAAGCACTGCCGTCATAACCCTCGAACTGATCGGTGTCGTCGTTGAAGCGGAACATACCCTTGGCAGGCGTAGGCCGTTGAGCCTGTGTTCCAACCGGCATGGTCACTGCACCCGTGCTGCTAAATACAGGATTGCCCGTGACCGTCAAAGCCGACAAGGTCGCCGTACCACCCGCCAAATTCACGAAATCAAACGCCACCACCACATTCGTGCCGTCCGCATACACATGCATCTTGCGGCCATTGGGCACGGTCACCCCGGTCCCCGCCGAGGTCTTCACAACAATACTCTGGCCCCCAGTCGTATTGTTCTCTATTAGGTACTGCTTCTCAATAGTCGGGACAATCAAATTACGGGTCGCGGTCAACGAGCCCGTAGAAGTCACATTCAGGATCAGATTCCGGAAAGTCTGAGCCGCATTGCTGTCCGTGTAGCCAAGCGTCAAATCCGCATCCGTGGGGAAGTTGGCCGCAGCACGACCAGTAATCGCCTCTTCAATGGCCGTGCCCAGGTTCGTGTTGGTTGTTACACCCCACGTTCCCGACTGCTCACCATTTCCAATGAGCTCGATTTTCAGCGAACTGTAAGTACTCGCCATCTTCTATCCTTTAAGCCGCTATGGGCACCCAAGTGACGGTCTGGGAGTCATTGACAACCACCCAATTTCCCGTCTGTCCATCATTAACATTTTGCCAGTTAGGCACTTGATTGTCATTAATTGTGGTCCAAATCGTGACCGAACCCACCCGACCAACCGCCTGAACCCCCGTAACCCCAACACGAGCCCCAGCTCCAACAGTGACAGGGCTAACAGCACCCGTTCCCTGAACTCCCGTAACATTGACCGTGACAGGAATGCTGGCATACGCCTGACCAATAAATCCATCGCCCTGTACCCCAGTAACGGCAACAACCGCACTTTGGATGACAATAACATTGCCAACCTGCCCATCGCCCTGAACGCCCGTGACCGGTACCGAAGCCGATCCAGTAATAGCAGTCTGGCCAATGGCCCCAGCGGCAAAAACACCCGTAACCGCAACAACCGCGGCAGCCTGGACGGCAACATCTCCAACTTGGCCGGTTCCGAGGACTCCGGTGACGGGGACGACTGCGTCCCCTGTCTGGGCGGTTTGTCCGATGAATCCGGTTGCGCTGACCCCGGTAACGGTGACACTTGCCCCACCAGAGACGGCAACGGTCCCAATAGCACCGCTACCTGAGACCCCGGTGACGAGGACGACTGCGGTTCCGGTGACGGCAACGTCTCCGATGAATCCCGAACCTTGGACCCCGGTGACGGGCACAGTAGCGCCGGCAGTGACGTTAGCCTGACCGATGAATCCTGTCGCCGAGACTCCATCCACGGCGACCACTGCGGAGCCCGAAACAGCAACATCTCCAATTGCTCCGGTGCCTTGAACGCCGACAACGGCAACATCCGCTGACCCGACAACGGCAACCGTTCCAATCGCTCCGGTTGCTTCGACTCCTGTAACAGGAACATCTGCTCCCGCTTGAGCAACAACGTCTCCAATTGCCCCAGTTCCAGACACCCCGGTCGGAAAGACGTTTGCGGTACCGGTTTGTTGGGTTTGGCCAATAAATCCGGTGCCTTGTACGCCAGTGACAAGAACGGAGGCCGCCGCCGTAACTGCGACGGTGCCAACTGCTCCTGTTGCTTGAACGCCTGTAACCGGTACATTTGCCGCTCCTGTTACCGCAACTGTTCCAACGGCCCCAACGCCCTGAACACCAGTAACTGAAACCTCAATCGAAGCAGACCCCAGGTCTGCAAACGGGGCTCCAGCAAACGGGGTAATCCCGAACATGCCGTCACACTACCAGCCAGCGCTGGCCCGAACTAACCGTAATAGTGACTCCGCTTGCGACAGTCACAGGCCCCACCGATTGAGCGTTCGTGCCCGTTTCAATCGTGTAGCTTTCTGTGGCCGTCGTTGCGTTTACAACAAATGCACCAATCCCTCCCCCGCCACCAGTGATGGCACGTTCAGATGGATAAGTTACAAAAACGTCTTTACTTCCAGCCGCAAGATCAATTTTTGATCCAGTGCTGGACGAAAGAACTGTATCCCTGGAAAGCGTAGTTCCAGAAGAGGTATACGTGCCAATGCCCACTTCCCACTGCGAACCACCAACGATGGTGTAGTAGGTAGTGTTTCCATTTCCAATGGCCGCAAAAGACTGATAACCAGTTGTGGCACCGGCAAGCGTGAGCGTACCGGTGCCAGTTGTGGTCGTGGTCTCTTTGACCCTGTCTTTAATTACAAGGGCCATTTGAGCACCTTACGCGATACGGATAATCGCCCCAGTAGCCGTGGCAGCGGGGAACACAATCGTGAAAGTACCCGCAGTCGAGGTCTTAGCACCACCGAAGTTCAACACTGCAACAGCAGGATTGCCTGTAGCAGTGTCGTTATAAATCAACGCACCATATGCGGTGATTGTTGCGGTGGTAAACGACAGATCAGAGAAGTCCGTGATCGCGGTCGTGCCCGTGGTGGTAACACCTTGCTTGGTCAGCGTACCGCCGCCAGCCGCGTAGGAGCCAGAAGCGGCCACTTCGTTGGTGGTGGTGTAAGCCGTGGTTGCAGCAGTAAAAGAGGCGCTGTTGTTATACAGAGCCAGCTTGAACGTGTTGCCACCAGTAGCAAAGTTGTGAACGCCACGGAGGATTTCGCCCTTGAAAGAGGTGGGCATAACAGTTGTGGTAAAAGCCATTTAGACTCTCCTTAAGAGGTTGGCGGCGTCTTGCTCCCCGCCTTGAGCGCAAATTTGGATGCAAGTAGACCTTTCGGCCCGCTTTGCCTGTTTCAGATATTCAAAGACAGTTCTTTGAACGCGCTCCCTAAAAAACTTCGCCTGCTCACGAATGGCCGGGGGAGCGTTCTCGGCCACACCAATGATTTTATCCGTGCAAAGTTCTGCTAAATCTTCGCACGAAAGCCCCCCAAAGTCACTTGTTTTGACAATGGGACTGGGCAGTTGTCCAAATTTAAGATCAAGCATGGCTATGTCCTTAAGGCTTCTGGAGGCAGCAAAGGAGAGGTCTCCTCCGGCTCTTCAATTTCAGAGTACTTTTTGGCTACAAAACGACCGTTTTCCAGCCCAACCACCAGGGGTTCGGCCAGCCGGTGATAGCCATAAAGCTTACTTTTGACGGGCTCGTTGGTGTCCAACAAGGAAGATTCTTGAGCAATCCCAACCTTGATCCCCCGGCTAATCGCTATAGATAGCAAGAACTCACAGTTAGCCCGCCCTGCCTCGGCAAAGTGGACATAGCCCTTGTACGAGAAATCGATCCCGTAGAGGTGGATTTCAGCCACTTTTGCTGCAATCGCAAAACCGATGGCGTAAGCCACAGTGTTGTTGAAGTACCCCGTGCGACAGTCGTTCATGACATCTTCCAGGGGGAACTCCACCAGCCCCGGGCATCGATCATCCAGCTCACAGGTGTAGATGGGTCCCTTATGCTCCTTGAGCACCTTGGACATGATGCCTGTCTGGCTGCCCGCATCCTCGGAATCCAAGAACCGACTGGCCGGATCCATCATAAACACCCGGTCGTGGTAGATGATCCCCGACATGCAGTTGATCGCCCAGACTTCATCAAAATCAAAAGAATGAGTCCTGGCCAGTATGTACTGACCGTGACTTCTTCCCATTGCGACTATTGCTACTTTCTTGCCTTCTAGGTTTGGTACTTGGCTCATGGGCCTGGACTCTCCGATTTTATGGGCAGACGAATCATTCCGTCTCTGTACTCGTCGCGTCTGCGTCTTCCTTGTTGCTCCACTCCAAGCCCTTGGATGGACTCTTTGTAAGCATTATTGAAATAAGCCAACATATCTGGTGGCCCTTTTGTGTAGCTGTAGGCTTGAATCAAACAGGCATACAGCAACGCCTCCGGGGCATTGTTGCTCACCCAGGTGGTCGTATTCGTGGAAGAAAGTTGGGCCGGGCGGTAGATGTAGCCAAGCTCGACCGCATAGGACGCCGCGGGAGTCGGTGCCACATAGAAGGTGTTTTGATCCCACACGGAGTAGTACTTGGGAATTCCGGTGTCCGTCCCATCTGGCCAGTACTCCTTCATAAAGGAAGTATCCCGGAAATCCAAGAAAACTTGGTCTCCACCAGCCGAAGTCAGCATCATGTAGCGGTGCGTCAAGATGTCAGTTGGGGCGGTCAAGAACTTGTTTCCTGACGTCAGAGAGCCTGCCACCTCGAGCTTGAAAACATCCAAGTCAATGTCACGAAGAATGCGATTCTCCGCCATCGTGATGAAGGTATTGATCACCGAGTTGGAAAAGACGTTGCTGTCTACCTCGGTGTAGTTACGAATATTGGTTACAAGTTCGTCGTATGTCATGTTGTAGTCACCGATGGATCGCCTACGTCACCTGACCCCTCCACGCTTTGCGGGGTAAAGGACACGTCAGGCACAACAACCTCCCCAATACTACCAGATCCGCTCACACTTGATAAGGGAACTGGCAGGACTAAGCTAACAGAAACAGGGTTGACCGAAGCCGTACTTCCCACGCCCGTTACGGCAACAGGAGCATTTCCTATAGTAGCTACGTTTCCAATGCCTCCAGAGCCTGAAGCGCTGCCAACAAACGGAATAATTACGGAGTTGCCCTCGGCAGTAACGCTTCCAATTTGAGCGCTAGCACTGACCCCTGCGGCCAAAACGACCCTAGCATGGCCGCGGATAAAGACATTTCCGATCTCTCCCACCCCATGAGCCGTATCTTGGCTCGGGTAAGGACGCATGTTGATTACGTTGTTGGCACTACCAACGCTCTGGAAGTAAGTAAATCCAGGCTGGCCAACATAGACATCTACCGGCTCAACCCGGTCAGGCCGGGGCTGAAGAAGTGCAACCGCATCTCCCCGATACCTTAGGGGCTCTAGTTGCGGTTCCTTGGGCTCGTAATCCTCTGGGCAGACCTTGAATCCGCGCCAGTTCTTCTTTAAGACGTTGTATGGATACCGCTGGCCGCAGTAGTCGCATAGACCATACGAGTATTTGCCGGTTGCGTAGGCCATTTCATACCCCTAAGTATGGGATGAAGGAAACACTCGCCGTGTCCCGATCCTCCAACGCAGCTCTTGTAAAGTCTTCCTCGTACATCTGTTTAAGCCCCGTTACCCGGTCTGGAGCAAACTTCAGCGACAGGTAGTACGCCAATCCCGACACCAAACAAGGCAAGAACCGGAAATTGACGTCGGCCGTATTGGTGTAGTTCCCCGCATCCTGAATGCGCCGAATCCTGTAATACACAAACGTATAAGGCCCGTTCGGTCGAGGATACAAAAATACCTTGGTCGGGTTGGCCCGCTGCACATAGTACTGAGCAGGACGAGCTCCCGTCTGTTTGTCCGGGATGTTGAGATACTCCTCCCGGCTGATTCGGTCAATCGTGATGTCCACCGAAGGCGATTGGGAGTTGTCCCGAATCACAGCAGATAAGACGTTGACTGTATCCGAGCTCAGGGTAATTTCCGCCGTTCCCGTGAGCGGGAAGGTGGCCTCTTCAATGGTCCAGAGATTCAGACCGCGATTGGCCCAATCCAAGAACAAAAGATTTAACGAACGACGGGCAGACGACAGTTGATAGCCGCTCTGCATTCTCATGCCGCAGCGCTCAAAGGCCTCCTCGATGATGTCATCGATGGCCAGATCAAAAGTAGTGGTGCCGGAAGTCGTCATTCGTTGTACAGGTTGTCAAAAGTAACCGTCGGATCCATATAGCTGTCATCTTGCTCTGCACAATGAATCCACTGGCTGGGCCTGAAATCAGGAGCTCCCGTTCCGGTCTCCCAATAAGCAGGGCTTGTAACTCGAACTCGATTATTCGGCAAAGCCACAATATTGCCAGTCCATTTTCCGGCATCCGTCAACATCAGCACATGACTTTGTTTGTGCTGCGACGGGCAATCAGCCACTTCACTTTCCGCATAGTCTACCGTAAACAGATA